TTCACGAAGGGCCTCGCGGTCGCGGGCCAGTTGTTGCCGAAGCTGACGCCGATGGTGCAGGCAACCTCGGTCCAGTTCGACCGGCTGGTCACGGTGGCCGGCGGGGCCATCAACACGGGCGCGTTCGATGCTCTGTCGAAGAAGGTCGCCGACTTCGCCAACTCGTCGCTGAAGAAGGCGACGGACGGCGCGATCCACTTTGCCCGGGTGCTGTCGGAGGGGAAGGTCAACGGGCCGCTTTCCCAGTTCTTCGACTATGCCCGTGAGCAGGGCCCTGCGGTCAAGGAGACCCTGACCAATCTGGTGCAGGCGATCGGGAAGATCGTGCAGGGTGCGGCAGAGGCGGGCCCGGGTCTGCTGACGTTGGTGAACGCGTTCGCGAAGTTGGTGGCGGCGCTGCCGCCGCAGCTGATCGGCAATCTCATGCAGGTGTATGCGGCGTTCAAGCTGATCAAGTTGAGTGCTGCGGGTCTTGGTGCCATCACTGGTGGGTTTACGGCGATGGCGGGTCAGGTTACGGCGTTGCGGACGGCGGCGGCTGGTGCGTCCGGTGGTGTGGCCAGGTTGTCGGCGGCGTTCGGGACGTTGTCGGCGGCGTCGAAGCGCGCGGTGATTGTGGCGGCGATCGCCGTGGCCGTGGTTGCGATCAAGAAGCTGTCGGATCTTGGGCGGAGCGCCCCGCCGTCCGTGGACAAGCTCACCACCTCGCTGGGGAATCTGGCTCGTACGGGCAAGGCCAGCGGTGAGGCGGCGCGCCTGTTCGGGAAGGATCTGTCGGGCCTGTATGACGCGGTGCGTAGCGTGTCTGACCCGGCCACGGTCGACAAGGTGCAGCAGGGCCTCGTCAAGGTCTTCAGCCTGGGTATGGCGGACTCGACGCCGAACTCCCTGGCGAAGGAGAAACTCGACGCAATCGACGAGGGCCTCACGAACCTGGTGCGCGGCGGCAAGACGCGGATTGCGGCGCAGGCGTTCGAGGATCTGTCGAAGGCGTATGCCAAGGGCGGGCACAACGCAGCCGACTTCAAGAAGCAGCTGGACAGCTACAAGGCTGCGCTGGAGGATCAGGCTTTCGAGTCGAAGCTGGTTGCCGAGTCGCAGGGTTTGTTCGGTGCGGCGGCGCAGGCGACGGCGGCCAAGCTGGACGAACAGAAGCAATCTGCGGACGGTCTGCGTGGGGCGATTCAGGCGCTGAACGATGTGAATCGGCAGGGCCTGGGCGGGATGATCGGGTTTGAGGCGGCGATCGACGCTGCGGCGACGGCGGCAAAGAAGAACCACGGCGCGCTGTCGATGACCAATGGGGTCCTCAACCTCAACTCGGAGAAGGCCCGCAATGCGGCGTCGGCGCTGCAAGACCTCGCGGACAAGACGGACACCGCCGCGTCCAGCCAGCGTGAGGCTGGGGCGAGCTGGGAGACGGTCAACGGGATCTACAGCCGTGGCCGACAGAAGTTGATCGACTTCGCCGAGGCGATGGGCCTGAGCGAGCCCCAGGCAAAGGCACTCGCGGAACAGTTGTTGAAGATCCCGGCGGACGTGAAGACAAAGGCCGAATTCCAGAAGGAGGACGCTACCCGCGACCTCGACAACTTCAACGCGGCAGTGAAGAAGACGCCGGGCGCGAAGTCGGTGACGCTGAAGACACTGTCCTCGTCTGCTGAGGCGGTGCTGGAATCCTTCGGGTACAAGGTCACGCACCTGAAGGACGGCAGCGTCAAGGTCACCGCAAAGACGGGCGGTGCTCTGTCCGGGATCAACAACGTCGGCGCCGCGATCGCCGCGCTCCACGACAAGACGGTCACAGTCACGTCGATCCACAACGTCATCACCAACAGCAAGACGTACCGCAGCGTCCACGACATCGTCGGCGCGACCGGCGGCCTGTACACCGGCAAGCGCTTCCGGTACGCCGACGGCGGCCTCGTGCAGGGACCAGGCACCGGAACCAGCGACGACGTGCCCGCACCGTGGCTGTCGAACGGCGAGTTCGTCATCAAGAAGGCGGCCGTCGACAAGTACGGCGAGCGGTTCCTTCAGATGGTCAACGATGGCCAGTACAGGGGCCCCGGCTACGCGAAGGGCGGCAAGGTCTCCGCTAGGACGAAGGCCGAGCAGCAGGCCCGCGCCGATGCCGCAGGACAGCTGTCCATCTCCCGCTTCGGATGGATGGCCGGCTACCGCAGCAGCGAGTTCGGGAACGCCCTCGCCCGCCCCGACAGCATCGGCTCGCTGGTGCAGGCGTTGAACCAGTGGCGGGGCATCATCCAGAAGGCCACCCACGGCAGCACGGAGAACCGGCTGCTCAAGCAGCTCGACTCCACCGGCCGCAGCCTCCTGAAGTGGGAGAAACAGCTCAACGGCGTCACCAAGCACCTGGAGTCGGCCAAGGCCAAGCTAGCCAGCCTGAAGGACGCCGCCGCGCAGCTCGCCTCGTCGGTGAAGGGGAACCTGCTGTCGTCGGCAAACATCACGCGTGGCGCCGGCGGGGACCAGCCGGTGACGCTGGCGTCGATCCGGTCGGGGATGACCGTGTCCCGGGACAAGGTCGTCGCGTTCGCCAGCGCGCTCAAGCAACTGAAGGCCAAGGGCTTCTCCAAGAGCATCATCCAACAGGTCGCTGAGGCCGGAATCGACGGCGGCGGCCTGGAGACCGCAGGCGCCCTGCTGCAAGCCTCCGCGTCCGAGGTCAAGACGATCAACGCAACGCAGGCGCAGATCGAGTCCGCTGCCGGGTCGGCGGGGAAGACGACGGCGGACACCGTGTACGCGAAGGCGATCAAGGATCAGACGAAGGTCGTCGACCGGCTCACCAAGCAGGAGCACAGCCTGCAGAAGTCCATGGACAAGCTCACGAAGGCCATGGAGAAGGCCATCGAGCGGGCCTTCGGGAAGAAGGCGGCGGGCGGCATCGTCGGCGCGGCCGCGTCGGGCGGCTTGCGGTCGTCGCTGACGTGGGTGGGTGAGCAGGGCCCGGAGCTGCTGGACCTGCCCGCAGGTAGCCGGGTGTGGTCGAACCCGGACAGCCGGAGGAAGTTGGCGGCGGCGCAGGCGCCGTGGGCGTCGATGCTCACCGCACCCCGCCGGGCTCCTGCTGCGGCGGTCGCGGGCATGGCGCCGGCGGCTGGGGATGGCCAGCCGCTCGTGATCCAGGTCCGGATCGGCGACAAGGACTTCGGCGAGCTGTGGGTGGACACCGGCCGGAAGGCGGTCCGCGCGCGCGGCTCGATCGAGGCGACACTGCGGCCGCCGCGCGGCCGGTAGAGGAGAGGAACGAAAGTGCCGTACATCGTGTGGAACGGGCCGGCGCCGACGACTGCCGCACAGCAGTCGGTGACGACCGGGACGAGCATCAAGACGATGCTTCAGCTATCCACGCCGTCATCCCGAATGATCCAACTGCTGGAGTGGGGGTTCTCCCTGGACGACCCGCCCGGCGCGGACGGCGTGGTTGAGCTCCTGCAGACCGATGTCGCCGCGACCGTCACCGCGCACGTGGCGTCCGGCGTGCAGAACCTCGACCCGAACGGCACCGCGTCGCTGTTGACGCTGGGAGCCAGCAACACAGGCTACTCGGCGTCGGTGGAGGGCTCGACAACGGCGGCCCGCGTGTTCGACACGGTGTCGCTGTCGTCGGTGTCGGGTGAGTCGGGCCTTCAGTACGTGCGGCAGTGGATGCCGGACGCCCGCCCGATCATCGCCGTGAGCAAGTTCCTCCGCGTGCGTGCGACGACGCCGACGACCGCCAGCGACATGCGCTGCTGGGTCGTCTTCAACGAGGTGGGCTGACCGGTGGCGCCTGGGCTCGCTCCTCAACTCGCGGCGTTCAAGCGCCGCCTGTTCAACCTGCCCGCGCCCGCGCGCGGGTCCGGTGAGGCATCCAACGGCGAGCCCGTACAGATCGAGATGCTCGTAGCCGGGACGTGGGTGGACATCACCGGCTACTGCTTGGTCCGCGACGACAGCGGGCAGATCGCCATCACTCGCGGGATTCGGGACGAGGGCTCGCAGACGGACCCGTCCACGTGCGCCCTGGAACTCGACAACCGCGACGGCCGGTTCTCCCCCCGCAACCCCAGCGGCCCGTACTACGGGCTGATCGGCCGCAACACCCCGATCCGCGTCAGCGTGCCGGACGGCATGGGCGGCAAGGCGTACCGCCTGTGGGGCGAGATCTCCGAATGGGTCCCCAACTGGGACACCAGCGGCACCGACGTGTGGACGGACGTGTCCGCGTCCGGCATCCTCCGACGCCTCGCGCAGGCGCCGGCCCCGGAGCGGTCGGTCATCTACAACGCGATCACCGACCCGATGCCCTCCTCGGTGGTGGCGTACTGGCCGATGGAGGACGCCACGGGGGCGACGCAGTTGGCCTCGGCTTTGACGTCCGGGTCGCCGATGACGTGGACGGGTGTGCCGCAGCTGGCCGCGTATGACGGGTTCGCGGCGTCGGATCCGCTGCCCGATCTGACGAGCGCGAGCCTGTCCGGCGGCGTCCCCAAGTACGACGACCCCTCAGCGACGCAGGTGAGGTTCCTCGCATATATTCCTGCTGCCGGGCTCAGCCTGGGCAAGGTGCTGGTGGCGATCGACCAGCTCGACTACTCGGCGGGCTCCTCCCAGTTCTGGGAGGTGTACTACGACACCAGCACCCGCTCACTGACGATCCGCACCTGCGCGTCCGACGGCACCGTCCTCGGCGCGGAACTGGCCCACGACCTCGACGTCCGCGGCCGGCTCCTCTACGTCAGCGTCGAACTTCAGGAGTCCGGCGCCAACATCACCCGCACGCTGCGCCTGAAGGACGTCAACACGGCGCAGGTCTATGCCGTCAGCGACACCGTGTTCGTCACTCAGCTGACCCGCGTCACCAAGGTCCAGTTCGGGCCTGCCTCACGCGCGGTATCCGGAGCGGCCGGCACCGCGTTCCTGCCGGGAGTCGCGGTCGGACACTGCACGGTGGAGAACGCCATCACGGCGATCGACGCACTCGGGGTACGGCTGAACCCTATCGGGGAGACGGCGGGTCGTCGTATGCAGCGGCTCGCCGACGAGGCCGGTATCGCCTTCGACTGGGTCGGCGACCTCGACGACACCGTCCCCATGGGCGCACAGGGCAAGGCGAACACCCTCTCCCTGATCCAAGAGGCCGTGCTCGCCGACGGCGGCATCCTGTACGAAAACCCGGCGGTCCTCGGCCTCGGCTACCGCACCCGCGCCAGCCTGTACAACCAGGACCCGGTCCTCACCCTCGACTACTCGGGTGCTCAGCTCGCACAGATCCCAACGCCGGTCGAGGACGACCGCTACGTACAGAACAAGGTCACCATCACCGTCAACGGGATCTCTGCCACCTACGAGGAGACCAGCGGCACCCTGTCCACCGCGCTCCCGCCGGCAGGCGTGGGCACGTATGGGCAGGAGACCACGCTCAACCTCGCCAGCACGGACACGGCGACGCTCCTGGACCAGGCGGCGTGGCGCGTCCACTTGGGAACGGTCGACGAGGCCCGCTTCCCGCAGATCAGCGTGAACTTGTCGCACCCGAGTATCACGCCGGACATGCGGCGGGCGATCATCGGCATGCGCCTCGGCGACCGCGTCCAGGTCACCAACCCACCCGTATGGCTGCCACCGGACACCATCGATCAGCTGGTCCTCGGCATCAGCGAGACCATCACCCACTTCGAGCACCGGCTCACCTTCCAGTGCGCGCCGGCGTCCCCGTACTCCAGCATCGGCGTCCTCGACGACACCAACACCCGCATCGACACGGACGGTTCAGAGCTGACCGGGAACATGACGACGACGAGCACGCAGGTGAGTGTGCAGCCGTCGGACGGGGTCGATGTGCTGTGGACGAAGGACCCCACCGACTTTCCGCTGGACATCCGGGTCGGCGGCGAAGTCATCCGCGTCACTGCCATCTCCGACCTGGTGACGGACACATTCACGCGGACCGTGTCCAACGGCTGGGGCACCAGCGATTCCGGTCTCGGCTGGTCGACGGGCGGCGGTGTCGCATCGGACTACTCGGTCAGCGGCGGCACCGGAAACCATCTGCTGTCCACCGTCGGGCTGAGCCGCCGTTGCTTCGCGACGACGACTGCAGCTGACCTGGACATCTACGTCAGCATCACCGCCGACCAGCTTGCGACGGGCGATTTCCTCGCAGGCGGGCTGACCGCGCGGTACCTGGACTCGGACAACCTGTACTCCGCGCAGCTGAGGTTCACTGCGTCCAACGCGGTGCAGGTGGTGGTCATCAAGCGTGTGAACGTCACGGAGACGACGCTGGGCACCTACACGATGCCCGGGGTGACGTTCGTGGCGGGCACGCTCTACCGGCTGCGGTTCAAGCTGGTGGGCTCGCTGCTGCGGGCGAAGGGGTGGCTGGCTTCGGATGCGGAGACCCCGGAGTGGCAGGTGTCCGTGATGGACGGTGACCTGGTCACCCCGAACCTGCTGGGGTTCCGGTCGATCTCCGGGTCCGGCTCCACGAACGTCAACCCCAGCATCAAGTACGACGACTACGCGATCGTCTCCCCGCAGCTCTTCACGATGACTCGCAGCATCAACGGCGTCGTCAAGACGCACTCCAGGGGCGAGACACTCTCGCTCGCTACCCCCACCTACCTCGCCCTGTAAGGAGGCACACCGCATGGCATCTGAGGCATATCCCACGTTCCTCGCGGGGCAGCGGATCACCGCAAGCCTCCTGCGCTCCGCCCAACCGATGACGGCCCGCAAAACAGCAGACACCGCCCGCGCGGCTACCACGTCGCTGGTGGAAGACCCGCACCTGCAGGTCGATGTGGTCGCGGGCGCCGTGTACACCGTGAAGGGCATCATCAAGTACGACGGGCCCAGCGCGGCGGACATCAACATCAACTTTGCGGCACCGGCGGGCAGTCTCGGCGAATGGTTCGGGTGGGGCGTCGGCCACTCCCCGGTGATCTCCTTCAACACGACGCCTGCCATCGTGTCGGACTCCCAGCAGTCCCGCGGCTACCCGATCCGAACCGAAACCAACGACGTCACCCAAGCGAGATCGTTCGGATGCGTCGGCACGGCCCTTACCCCGCTCACGGCCATGATCTGGGGCATGCTCCGCGTCGGCCCCACCGCCGGAACCTACGCGCTGCGGTGGGCTCAGAACACGTCCGATGCCAGCGCGGTGACCGTTTACACGGACTCGTATCTGGAACTGCAGCGGATCGCCTGAGGAGACGACATGGCCAACTACCAGATCACCGCACGGAACAGCACGGGCGAGCCGATGGTGTCGGTGTCGATCGGCGGTATCGACCAGGAGCAGCACGTCGTGGACGAGATCACCATCGTCAACGCCATCCGCACCTGTCTGACCGGGGTACCGGGCGTGCAATCGGTGCTGGCACAGATGTACCAGCAAGTCATAACCGTCGTCTGAAAAAAAAGGGGGGTGACCCGTGGCGACATGCCGGGGCATCGACGTGAGCGCCTACCAGGGCACCCAGGACTGGGCCGCCCGCAAAGCGGAAGGCGTGGTTTTCGCTTTCGCCAAAGCGTCCGAGGGCCAGACCAGCCGGGATCCGAAGTTCGCTGCGCACATCCGCGGCATCATCGCGGCCGGGCTGATCCCCGGGGCGTACCACTTCGCCTGGCCCAACCAGGACCCGGCCCGGGAAGCCGACAACTACATCGCCGCCGTCAAGCCGTTCGCGGGAAAGGGCTTCTGTCACTGGCTCGACCTCGAACGCTACAGCGACGGCCGGAACTACGCAGGGAAGAGCGACGCGCAGATCGCCGTGTGGGTGACGACATGGCTGGCCAGAGTGCGGAACGCATTCCCCGGCCAGCGGGTCGGCGTCTACACCTCGGCGGACGATATCGCCAAGGGCCACGTCCCGCTCGGAGTGCCGCTCTGGTATCCGGCGTACCCGTGGGGGCCGGCCGCGTACTCGCGTGCGGAGGCTGCGGCGCAGCCCAAGCCGTCCGGTCGGGCGCCATTGATCTGGCAGTTCACGAGCCAGCCCATCGACCGATCCATCGCCTACCTGTCCGCCGCGGACCTCCGCGCCTGGGCGCAAGGCACCACCACAGAGGAGGACCCCATGGCGATCACCGACGCCGACGCACTGAAGATCGCCCGCAAGGTACTGACACTCGACGAGATCACCGCACCGAAGGACGCGCCCGACGTGGCCACGAACCCGACGTGGCGGCTCGACTCCTACACCAAGGACACCAACACCAGGGTGCGGAGCCTGGAGAAGCAGCTCGCCGCGCTGACCAAGACGAATGCGACGCTCGTCGACACGGTCGCGAAGCTCGCGGCCGGCGTCGGCGGCCTGGACCCGACCGCGATCGTCAACGAGCTGAAGGCCGCGATCGAGTCCATCCACGTCAACCTCGACGTCACCCCCTGAACCGTCCCCATCGAAAGGACCAAACCCATGTCCGACTCTCTGCCCGACGTCAACACCGTCGCGAAGACCGCCAGAACCTACGCCAAGGACCTCGCCGAGCGCGTCATCTGGTCGTTCCTCGGCGGCACCATCGCCGTCGTCGTCGCGGCCGGCCCGGCCGACATGCTCCACGCCGACTTCTGGAAGGCTGCCGG